TGTACCTGTCGTGTTAACCAATAAAGCGTTTGAACCAACCGCAGTATTATTACTCGCAGTCGTATTAGCACCTAAAGCATTATCACCTACTGCGGTGTTGTCGGAACCAGTGGTGACAGCATCCAGTGACGCTTCCCCAATGGCTACGTTGTCCGTACCTGTGGTGAGGGCGGTGCCTAAATTACCGCTACCGAGTCCTACGTTGCCCGTGCCACCTGTTAAATCTAAAACGTCAGTAATCGCAGCACCTGATCCTGCTCCGTCAGTTACGATCATCTTGATACCGCCATTCGGTACTACGACATTCGAGCCTGTGCCTTGCGTGAGAGTAACTGTGTAGCCAGCCGAGTTCTGGATTATCCAGACTTTACTAACTGTGTTCGGTGCAAGGGTAACTGTGTTCAATGCGGTAATAGACCCTGTTAGCGTCAATACCATTTTTCTTGCTTGCGAATCAGCTTCTACCCCATCAGGTATAGTAACCGTGTGCGTAGTTCCCGTGATTGCTGTTGAAGCACTACCGAAAGCATCCGCTATCAGCGTTAAATTCGTATTTGTTGTTGTACCCCATGTTCCGCTACCGTCACCAGTAGCCATTTCATCGAGTCTTAAGTTATTTACATATGAGCTTGCCATTTATTTTCTCCGTTAAGCTACTTCTTCCCAATCTGCTGTTTGGGAATCATCTATTGATGACCAATTTGCTGTTTGTCCGGGAACGATAAGTCCCCAAATATTTAATGTACCAACTGCTCCTGTTCCATAAACTCCTGTAAGTGCAATATTTACATGAATTGTAACGGTCAGTGAACCAAGACCTGATGTTAATGCATCACTGGTAATCCCAATAATGTTTACACCAATAACACCTACACTGCCTAATGCCGAAGTTCCTGCAACCCCTGTCGGATAAACATTAGCATCACCAGTAACGGTTTCATCACCTTGCGAGATGGTAGAAGCTGTACCACTGACTCCTATGATTGCATATCCTGCCGCCAGCAGTGTGCCTACTGCACCTGTTCCTGCAAGTCCCGTTTCAGCAACTATTGCACCGCCTGTTGCAGTAACACTGGAAACTGCACCTGTTCCTGCAAGTCCCGTTTCCGTTACATTAGCGGCACCAGTAGCTACTACCGTACCGATAGCACCTGTACCCGCTAAACCTGTTTCGGTTACATTGGCATTACCCGTTACAGTAACACTGGATATTGCACCTGTTCCTGCCAGTCCTGTTTCGGTAACAATCGCAGCACCAGTTGCAACAACCGTCCCGACTGAGCCTGTACCAGCCAAGCCTGTGACGGCAACCGTTGCGCCAGCACTAACACTTTCTGTACCTAAAGCAGAAGTTCCTGCAAGTCCCGTAAGGGTTACAGTAACGTCAACTTCAACAGGTTCACCCCATGTGCCTTGACCCCATGTGCCTCGACCCCAACCGACAGCCATTGGCTATCCCTACGCTATTCTAATAACAGCGTTACTTGCGTCTGCGGTGGGAAAGGTAATAGTAAAACTACCTGCTGTACTGGTCTTATCACCACCAAAATCAAAGACTGCAACCGCAGGATCGCCTGAAGCTGAGTCATTGAAAATCATACAACCTCTGGCAGTAATGGTTGCTGTGCCAAAAGTTAAATCAGCAAAATCCGTAAATGCCGTAGTCCCAGAAGTGCTTGGATTCACATTAGTTAGTGAGCTTCCTTTAGCCGTGTAATTGGTTCCCGTTGCTTCCTGACTGGTTGAATAAGCTGTGGTAGAAGCACTCATCGTAGCTGAACTGGTATAAAGAGCCAGATTAAAAGTATTGCCACCACTTGCTTTAAAATTATGTGTTGCTTGCAAAAGTTCACTCTTGAAAGACGTGCACATCGCTTGTGTTATTGCCATTATAGTCTCCTAATAATAGTTGCTAGGTCTTTTTGACCTTGTTTTTCTAATTGATTGCATAGTGTACAAATGTGGTTATTAACCGCTTCTTGCATATAATACACAATCACCTTTAGACACAATTCCCTGAACACATGAGCTTGTGTCTTTATGGGTTCAGGTGCTGTGTCACTTACAGAAATCAATTTATCTGTAGCCATTTGAGCCACTTCTTCAATAGAGTGACCTCTGTAATTTGTTGTCTTTACCCCTAAATCTCCCAGTGATGTTTCAAATTTATCGGTAAACATTATGGTTTCTTTGGTTCCACTGGATCATGGGCTACAGAAGGTACGTTATTCCTGTCAAACCAAGTGGTAGGGTTTTTATCATATCTATCCGCAATTCCTACGGGTGCCAAGTTTTGTTTTACTATATCAGAAAAATTACAAACCTTTAATTTATCATTCTCTAAATAAGAAACTACTGGATCAGGCAACCTATGGTAGCCATACAATTTATCCTTTACATCTATATTAGCATCCAGTAAATTTGACCGTACTGCTATTGAAACCACAGTGCCACGTTCCATACATTTAGCCAGCCAAAACTCACAACAGGCTCTGCCCATTTCGGCAAAATACAGATTGCCCTTATAAGTAAAGTCTGCACCGAACATATCAACGGCACCCACTTTATTCCAACAGGCAAACGCTATGGCATAAGCTACGGTATTGTTAATATAACCGCACTCGGTATCTTTTATCAGAGGTTCTATCGGATAAAGCTCCAACGCAGGAACTCTATCATCCAGTTGGCAGGTATAAATAGGACATTTGATGTTAGGTAAAACCCGCTTCATCATTTCCGTCATGTCCCCCGCATCATCTGACTCAAAGAATCTGGAAACAGGGTCCATTACAAAAGCACGATCTGGATTGGGAATTACTCCGACCATCGCATTAACGACCCAAACTTCATCAAACTCCTGACTATGGATTATCGCCATGTGGAAATCTAACTGACTGTTTCCCATAGCCACAATCGCTATTCTTTTCCCCTTTAGGGCTTTTATCGGTTTTTTTAACATAATCTGCTCCTCTGTTTATCCTCTGTTTATTATGTCTGTGGTACTCTAAATGTTCCCTCTCTATAAGCATCACTGATATTTTCTGCTTCACCTAAATTTTTCAATCTGGCTAAAGCTTCTTTGTATCTTTGATCATATAACTGTAATAAATCTGCTTCGCCTTTCATGTAAACATAACCTTCCAGCAAACACGCATAAAGCAAAGCATTACTGGCATTTGTAGACAGCCACGTTGTACCGTCAGAAGCTCCTGCCGTTATTGAATTAGGACGATAAAAATAGTGCAGTTCTGCACTGTAATCCTCATCAGGGGTGGGTCCCACGATAAAAGATGTATCATCAAAAAGAGCATAATGTTTAGGGGTGCTCTTGGTCGAACTATTAGGATAGGCTTCCCTTATAAAGCTAACGTCAGTTCGCAACAAGTAACTATAACTACTGGAACTGATAATGGCTAAAGAGAAATCATCCATAAAATCAGACGGAGTGGACAGGTAAGTATTTCCATCTGTCAGTGTACCCGTAACGTTCTTCCTAAAAACAGGTAGGCGAATTATCTTTAATATTCTCTCCTCGCCCTGTTTAATTATGGTATCGAGATCGTTTACGAAAGTAGTTTCCGTATTCTGTAAATAATCTTTTATAGCTGTCTGTAGTTCTGCATACGTCATAATTAACTCGTTGTTACAGTTAAATCCCCCACTTCTCCCCGCATCACCATATTACTGAGGGAACTGGCTCCATAAGCTGAATCCCATCCACCGATTGGGTCCCAAGCCGATAACCTTCTGCTTGCATCTTGAGACGTATCTGGGCGTGGATAACGTAACGCCTGTGGATCGTTTATCGGATATTTTCCTAATTGTAATTGAGGCTGGTCTTCGTCCAAACATTGTGGACAGACCTTGAATCCTGTACGCCTTTGATCAGAAATCTCAAAACGTAACTGTGTATAAGGATATTCAAACCCGCAGCGATCACAGATCGCTATAGCATACTTACCCGAAGCAAAAGTAGCCATTAGGTATAACCTCCATAGGGAACAAAACGAACTGAAGCTTTCTCTCGGTCTTCAGCAGCCGCTAATTGCCACTGTTCCTCATACAAAGCCTTCAATGCAACAACCCGTTCTGGCTGTTCTGCGTGTTTCAAAGACAAATAATAAGCTAAACCAGCCGTAGCACAGGGGATAAATCTTGCGGGAAAATCCAATGTATTAGACGCAGGACTGCCGACATCCTCTATTCTGGCAATACGGTAATAAAATAAAGTGTAAGTTTGAGAACCATCAGGTACTGGATACAGATATACCACAGGTGCGGCTTGTGCCCTATCTATATAAATCTGGATAGGCTTGCCTTTACTGAGTTTGTTGGGGATAGATGCGTAAGTTGAAACAGAGATACGATTGAGGGTGGTATCCGTTTGTGTACTGGTATTACCTGCATTGGTTCTTATATTGTATTCAAGTAAATCAATAGTGTCGGCTGGCATCGTATAGCTTGCAGTACCCTCAGTTAGAGATTCCGTACCGCTCTCTACTGTCCAGAGATTGATGCCTCGGTTTGCCCACTCCAGAAACATAGTATTGAGTGAGCGTCTAGCACTCCTAAGATGATATCCAGAACGCATTTCCACCCCTGCCATATCAAAGGCTTCTTCTGCAATTTCAGTAAAATCCATATTAAATGTTGCTGTTCCACTTGTAGCCATTTACTTCTTCCTCTGTCTAGATTTAATAGCCCTTAGTCTCTGCTCGGCTTTCTTGAGGGTAGGAGACAGACCCTTTACATTGTCTATCTTCCATCCGCCTTTTACTTTTCTGATAGGCATTTTTATTGATTATTTATCTTTACTGCTAATCAACCTTTAGCTTTACGAGCTTTACGAGCTTTACGTTCTGCTCTTCTTTTTCTAATGCGTGAGCCTATTACAGATGTGATTCCTTTACCTACATTAACTCCACCTTTAGTTCCTAGTTTTCCTCTAGCTGCTCTAACTCCTGTTCCAACAACATTAATAGCTGTTCCCAGAGGAGTTTTATTAATTGCAGTGCTGGCTATACCTTGGGGTATGCCTCTAGCCCATTGTCTTAGTATAGGACCTGCTTTCCCTCCCTTTGGACCTGTTGCTGCTGGCGGGATATAGCTTCCAACTTGATAAGAAACTTTGCCACCTTTTTTATAAATCACCTCATTGTACTCAGGCGTATTTTCTGCACGGGTAACTTTTTTACCAA